ATACAAAACGGTGACGTTAATCTTGCAGCATTAACTGTGCCAAATGTGTACATTTTAAACGTACCGCCCAGTAATAACCTGATTAATGGCGTGCCCACGAATATCTTAGGTATTGTCGGTACGTCAACATTCGGACCCAAAAACTCACCAGTTACAGTCGGGACATTGAATGAATACGTCCAAAAATTTGGCCCAATTCAGACAAACCTATATGACATGGGAACTATTGCTTTAAGTGCATTTTTGCAGGGCGCAAATGACATAGTATGCGTTCGCGTCACGGATGGAACAGACGAACATGCGGTATCTAGCCTTCTTGATTCCCTGACAATCGGTTCTGTAGGCGTAAAGCTAACCTCAATTTATAGCGGTACTACAGGCAACACAATGCAGGTTATGGTAAGCAGAGGATCAAACTATACAGCCGCATTACCAACATTTATGGTAACAATTGGCTTGCCTAACTCAGTTTCTGAAACTTTCGATAATGTCGGCGGAACAGGTTTAGCTTTTTGGCAAAACCTCGTGACTGCCATCAACATGGGGCAAGGCGCGATGCGTCCGCCTTCTGAACTTGTCGTTGCCTCCTTAGGTACTGGCATCGGTTCGGTCACAGTCACTAATGGCGGTTCAGGCTATACCACAGATCCTACCGTCGTATTCTCTTCTGGGACTGCCGATGGTACTGCTGTTCGAGGGTTTCCAGTTGCAAGCACGGCGGTTGGTGCTGGCGGTACAGCCTATACAGCAGCAACAGTTTCCGCATCCGGTGGCAATGGAACAGGATTTGCGGCCACTGTCACAGTTGCTTCAGGCGCAGTTACTGGGCTTGTAATTACAAACCCTGGCGAAGGCTATACATCACCCCCAACTTTAACAATTGCTGGCGACGGAACGGGCGCAACTGTCGCCGCGACTTTGAGCACAACAGGTAAAGTTATTGCTGTTTTAATGACAGATACAGGATCAGCTTACACATCCGCCCCAAGCGTCACGTTTACAGGTGGAGGCGGCACTGGCGCAACAGCAACCGCAACTATTGGCTCAACAAATGCGCCTGAACTGCAGGCATATTCATTTTCTGGCGGCACAAACGGTAACGATGGCGTCGTCGACGATGACTTGGTTGGCGTTGATGTGAATCCTAGAACTGGCATGTATGCACTTAGAAATACAACTGCTAGCGTTGTTATTTTGGCCGATGTCGTCGATACAGACACTTGGGCTTTGCAGGTTGCTTATGGCTTGTCAGAAGGGTCGTATATGATGCTGGTAGGCCCTAGCGGTCAGTACAGCGATATTGATGCTGCCATTTTAGCAAAGCAAACAGCTGGAATATTTAACTATACAGCAAAAGTTATCCTTGGCGACTGGATTTATTTTAACGATACGTACAATAATCAGCTTCGCGTTATTAGTCCTCAGGGCTTTCTCGGTGGCGAAATAGTTGCTTTGTCTCCTGAAAATTCATCTGAAAATAAACCGCTTCAGGGCATTGTTGCTACGCAATCCACGCATGAAAAGAGAATCTATTCTGATGCAGACTTGCAGCTATTAGCTCTTGCTGGTATCGACGTTATCACAAACCCAATCCCTCTCGGGAGAGTTTTTGGTGGTCGTTTTGGAAGAAATGCAAGCACCGATATTGGTACTCGCGGCGATAACTACACGCGCATGACTTATTTTCTTGCGCTGACTTTAAATTCAAATTTGGGTGAGTTTGTCGGCATTCCGCAAACCGATGAAGTGCAGCGAGAGGCTGGCGACTGTCTCAGATCATTCTTGCAAAGACTGAAAGACTTGCAGATGATTGAGGATTTCTCGGTTGTTCTTGATCATACAAACAACTCTGAACAATCCATATCTATGGGTAACATGATTGCAGACGTAAAAGTCAGATATCTTTCAATTATCGACTTCTTTGTCGTTAGGCTTGAAGGTGGTCAAACAGTTGTTGTACAGAAAACAGCAACGTTGCCAGCTCCGCCAAGATAAATAAATTTTAATAAGAGGAATTAATAATGGCTATAAACGGTTTAAACGTCGGTATTGATGTACGCCTTACATTCACTTCTGAGGCTGGACTGATCGCAATCCCGTCCACTCGGATAAAAATGTTTACGTCAACGCAAAAAAAATACGCCAGAGAAAGCGCATGTATTGATGGCGTCACACGTCACGTAAATATAGAGGCTGGCTGGGCTGGCAGTTTTGAAATTGAAAAACTTGACGCATCTGTTGACTCATTTTTTACTGCGCAGGAAGAGCTGTACTACGCAGGTCAGAATATCGGGACTTATGGAATCACTCAAACGATTACCAATCCTGACAGATCGAAAGCGATATACCAGTTTACTGGCGTCGTATTTACCCTATCTGACGCTGGAAACTGGACGCCAGATAATTACGTGACGCAAAAAGTTGAATGGGCTGCATCAAAAAGAAAGCTAATCGGATAAGAGGAAATAATCATGAGCGACAAAACATTCAGTCAAGAAATCCTTGATGAGTACAAAAAAGAAGTTATTGTAATCGACAAGGCTGGCCGAAAGATTGTCTTGAAAAAGCCACGACTCTCAAAAGTCCAGAGATTTATAGGATTAACTGGCGATAAAGTAGGGCGCGAACTCAAGAATATTTTATTTTTCGTCTCATCTGCTCCAATCCCTTATATTTTCTCAATTGATGATTACATGGCCCCTCCTTTGGAAAGTCAGTCTGAAATAGATGAATTGTATGACATTTTAGATGATTACGGATTAGAGGCCGTACAGCAAGCATATAATGAGAACTTCTCTAAGATTAAAAGCGAAGAGGAGATGAAGGAAGACATAAAAAAGTTACAAGAGATGCCGCAACAGTAGAATCGCTGATTTTAATAAAAAACGGAATTCCTTTTGACGTAGCTTTCTCTTTAGATGACACAACGCGAAAAGCATGGTGCATCATTTATGGTGAAGTTGAGGGCGGACAATTCGACTGGGGCGCATTCAGGTTTCAATCACCAGATAAGGGCAGATAATGAAAACATTTACCCTTAAAGGCGCGGCAAAACACTTTCTGCTTGGTGCGGCTGCAATCGTTGAGACAACCAGGCTTGAGCTTGACCTAATTGGAAAAACACTAACAAAAGAGGCAAAGTCTGAAATAGGTAATTATCAACCTGCAATGGGTGATTTTGAGCAATGGCCTGAACTAGCAGACTCAACAAAACGTGATCGTGTGCGTAAAGGATTTTCAGAGAACGAACCTTTATTAAGAACTGGGGAAATGCGTGATTCAATCTCATATAATGTAAAAGGTCTTGATCTGGCTGTAGGTTCAACAAGCGATACCATGGTTTATCAAGAGCTTGGAACATCAAGGATCCCTGCTCGTCCTGTTTTGGGAACTGCGCTTTATAAGCACAGAGATAAAATAATTAAAGATCTTGGACTTGTAGCATTTGAAACAATAAGCCTCGGCAAAAAAGTATCACGAAAAGGCTATAGCGGTGAATTACAATGAATGAAGCATATAAAATAGCAATTAAATTGTCGGTAACGGACAACGCAACAAGGGCGTTGACGATGCTTGGGATGACTATGGCAAAAGCTGGCGATCAAGCGGATGCCCTAGCCATTAAAATGTCCAGAATAAAATCAATGTTTCATGTTGGCGTTGGTGCTGCTGGCGCAGGGTTTGCTATAGGCGTACCAATAATCTACGCCATCGACAAAGCCGCTCAACTTCAAAAGCAAATGATTGCTATTGGTCTGGCCACAAAAGGCACGACTGGTGAAATGGATAACATGCGCCATGTCATCGAAAAAATGTCTGGCGTAACGGTTTTTAGCAGCATTCAGATCGCTGGAATGGTTAAGTCAATGGCAACTGGCATGGCAATGCCGGCAAGGCAATTAACATCGTTGATTCCTGTGTTCACTAAATTTGCTGATGCCCAGTACATGCTAAAAGGTACGCCAGCAGATGAAAGCATAAAAATAGGCGTTAGATCAGCGCATTTGGCAGGACACTATGATCCTAAGTCAATGACTAAATACCTTGATTTATTGAACCGTGCGTCAATGGTTATCCCTGGCGGACTTAGCGAAGTAGCCAATGGGCTTCAATACTCTCAGGCAGTTGCAAAAAGCACGTTAGGCGTATCAGATGAGGACATGATTGTTTTAGTCACTCTTTTAAACAGAATGGGAATAAAGGGAACGAGAGGCGGAACAAACTTGATCGCCGCCATGTCAAGAAGCATCCCTGGAATTTTTGGGTCTGGATTGCTTACAGGAAAAAGCAACGAAGCACTGCATGATATGGGGATGACAGACAAAAACGGTCACGCCAAGTTTTTCACGAGCGGTAAATTTGACGTCATGAAATGGATGGCTATGCTGT